AGCTTGGTTTCTAACTGTAACTTGATTGCTTGCAACATCGCACTACGATTAATCGACATAATATAGCCTCATCATTTTATATAGTAAGCTTTTGAATTTTAAGTTATTTAAGCTTCATTTCGACTTGTTTGAGAATAACTAAATCATACGCTTTTATAGTTTAAGGAACAGGTCATTTATGACCCTTAATGTTTTTATTTTAGGTATAAAAAAACCGCTGAAACAGCGGCTTTTTTAGGTCAATATTTGGTTGAAACTTTAGATTTAAATTCTAATATTTGACTTCTTTAAGAATAACTAAATCCTACTCCTTTATAGTTTAAAAAACAGGTCAAGTCTGCCCGAATATATTATATGTTTCCTCCGTGAATTCTGTGTCTCTGCGGTACGAAAAAAACCTTTAGGTCATTTATTTTTGATGCACTTAAGAGATTATAGGATCAACAAATAATAAAGACTTTAGTATCTACCTAACCAAAATACTTAATACCTAAATTACATATATCGTGCTTTTGATTTTTTAACCTTGCAACGACGCAAATTTTTATAAAATAACAAATCTGCCCAAACTTTCGTTTTAATCGCTTCTTGATAACAGGTGTCATGAATCCAAGCTGCAGCCCAACCTTTATCAACACGATTTACGTACCAGCGTGTAAACCAAGGAGAGCTAAAACCATCAGATTTCATGCCTATGGGTAATATAAGCTCGGGCGTAACCAAAGGTTCAGCTAAAACAAACAACCCTGAATTTTCATCATAGGTAATGTGAATTTTTGATATCATAATTAATTCTTAATTTCTATATTAGCGTTCTAAGTGTTCTGATTTATAGGTAAACTATTTTGATAGGGTTTATTTTAGTATGGATAAATTCTACATTTTTCAGCTAATAAAAACAGGTCAAGTATGACCTAAGAGTCAATATATTGAAAACTAGGTATTAACTTGAAATTGCATTATTGATGATAGTAGCTCTTGCGCCTAAGTCTTCTATGACCTTTTCACCCGTTTTAGTATTAAAAGGTAATTTAGTATCACCTGAGTCAATTTGGTTAATAAAAGACTGCGCTAAATCATTAAATCCTGCTGATGATGCTTTTAGCTCTTCAATATTTGAAGCGCTATTAATGGCAAGTGTTAATTTTGCAAAGTGATACATCAATAAATGCACGGCATCCGTTGTAGTGCCTAATAAACTTTCACTATCTTCACCCGATTTTTTAATTTTTTTTCTGATCAAACTACGCTTTTTAGCACGTAATTCTGTTGAATTTAGTTCAATACTAAATTCAACATCCTCTCCATGCATTTCACTGACAAGTTGTGCAACAACGTATTTTGGAATGCTTGGGTCTAAGTTTAAATCTACAATTTTATTATTTACTATTAAATGTGCCATTATTATTCTCCTAATTAATCAAATGCAGGTTGATCTGCGTCACCTAAATATGCAAACTGACCCCAGTCACCACCGGTTAAATCTACATCACCCGTTACAACTGCAGGCAGTGCGACTTGAATAATGCCTGTTTCTGTTTCTGCTTTTCCTGCACCTCTTACGTAGGGGTGACAATGAGAATAAAAGTTACGCCCACCCATTGATGAATGTGAGCCACATACTTTTGCTTGCTGATTTGCTTCTAAACCACCACACCACCAGCTATCAGGTACAACACCTTTAATATGTTTTACAATTGCAGCTACTGTTATGTAGTTTGATGTTCTAAAATATTGATACATTAAATAAGCATAATTGTTAATATCATCACCTCTTCTATTTGGATAATATTCTAACTCCCAAATTTTAAAGCTATTAGCAAAATACTTTCTATCACTGTTTATTGCACGTAAAAATTCACGGGCTAAATCAGATCGTTGTTCAGGCTCTGTGCCTGTCGTGACCGTTTCAATTAATTTAGCTGATTTAACAAAACCTTGAGACCAGAACTTAGGCATAGTGCTCGCATCATTAGGAATAAGCGCCTGGTTTTTGGTGATTCTGTAATGAGATTGTTTATCTCGTGACAAAGCAATATAGCTGTCAACTTTTTGTTTTGCTTCACTGGTGGTTTGACTTAATTTTGAATCAATTTCACCTATTTTTGAGGTAACTTCTTGTGTTAATGCATTCACTCCTTGGTGCAGTTCGGCATTAACCTGCTGCAACTGAGTTAGACTTTGTTCTATGCTCATTTTTAAACTCCCGCTTTAAGTAATCTATTGTTAAATTGAATTTGACGATGCATTGTTTGAATTTGGGCAATTAGTTGCTTTGTTTGTACTACAGCTAAAGATAAAAACTCATCGCCGTAATAAAGATTTAAATCTCCGCTAATATCAACCGAGATGGCATCAATTGGTAAACCCGATAAAATCAAATCAAACCCTTGTATTACTTTTGCAATAGGAGTTTGATAAAAAAGGGTATTAGCCGGATGAGACCAAATAGCAAATAAAGTACCATCGCTTAAATAAAAACCAACCTCACGCACAGCAAAGTTTTCTTTTTTTTCAAATACGCCAGTTAAATGCCATTGACCTGGGCCTGCATGTTTGCCACCAGAGACCATCACGCGATCTTTTTCATTTTGTAAAACGGTTTGATTACGATTAGGTGAATACCCTTTATCACCAACGGCAATATGGCTGATCTCTATTTTAAAACCGCCTTGAGTTGCGTCTACGGCTGCATTTAAGCCGACTTGTGTTATTAATGGCGTATAATCGCTCATTAAAAATCTCCTTTTTGTGTATATTTTCTTTTATCGACAGCGCATACTTGTCCGGCTTAAATGAATTGCTGAACCCATAGTTAAAGCCATTGCTATATCGCTATTTAATTGAGAATTTGGTTGGGCTGATATAGGAGAGCGACTGATTTCGACTGTATTAGTGACTTGTGATATATATAATGAACTTGTGGATAAGCCATTATCAACTTCGGTATTAATATCTTGTCGACTAAGGTTATGTGTTGTACCGATACTTGATGTATGAATAACCTTATCTTGCTGCACACCCACACTAAAATGTATATTGCTTCGTACTGGCTTAGTAGCAGATACAATTCGCCAAAGTTGAGCCTGAAGCTGAGGTGTTAATAAAGTATCACCACTTGGTGTTAAGTTATTTCGTGCTAATGCTGTTAACTTTGCAGTATGAGGCACCCCACCATTTTGCCACCATTCAGTGAGCTCAATACTGGCCTTTAAACTTGCCAAAGCCCTGCGAACCCCACTCACTGTCCCCTTAGTTCTATGAACTTGAGTACTGCTGGCAATGACTTCTCGTTGAACATTGACAGGCCAATTGTTATCCCATTCATCTACCGATAATGCCCATGCTAGCCAAGGTAATAAATGCTCTGGACATTTTAACGGATCCCATAAATGTTTAATGGGCACAGCAAGATTACTAATACGACTTGCAGCCAATTCAATTTGATTTTCTTGCTGCGTTGCATTTGGTGGCAGTAAACTTTTATTATATTTTGTACTAAGAGATACTTTACTAACTAAAGCCGTGTTAAGGTCAGCCATATTATGCTTCCTTAATACTTACTTGATCACTAATACAATATGCAGCTTGATGATTTTCAACCATAATATCCGCACTTGGGCTATGTAATACAACGCGCTCAACTCCTGGTTGATGTAAAGCGGAATATAATGCAGATTGTGTTACGGCTAGCCCGAGTTTATGATGTTGTTTCATATAACCTTTTACAGCTTGTAAAGATGCTGCTTGAATAGTTTGACCGTTAGTTCCTTTAAAACAAAATAAGGTCGCATTAAGTTCATATTCAATTATTTCGACTTCTCGATTACATACATGATCTGTTAAAGGTCTGATATCATCATCACTAAGCGCTGTAATTACAGTACTTGCCAAAGTTTTATCCTTACCATTGCCTTGTGTACTTAAAGTTGTGACTGCAACATCTCCCGGCATAGGGTTCGCTAACCCGGCATTATAAGTACACTGTAATACAACAACATTTTCAGGTAATTGTGCTAATAAAGTAGGTTCTATTTCAGCATAACTAAATTCAGGCGCATCTATTGTCACATCTTTTACAAAAGCAGAGGCTGCTAACGCATGGTATACATAAGCACCTACAGGCCCTGCAGTTGAAAAGCCTTCCAGCGATAATTGTATTCTTTTACGAAAACGCTCATCTGTTTCATAAACATCAGTAATAACAGGCGTTACATTGGCATTACTTGGAGTTAGTAATTGACGTTTCACATTAAAACGATTACCCAAATAATCAAGCTGTGCACCTGTCGCCTTTGCCAGTAAAACAGCATTTGCACCATCATTAACACGCTGGCGTACCAATAATTCTCTATATGCAAATGTTTCGATTAACTTAACAACAGGCTCTGAGGCTAATTCAATTTGCGCATTGGGATACCGAGACTCATAATCAGCTAGAATTTCAGCTTTAATTGATTCGAAATCTAACGATTCTATGATATTAGGTATAGGTAGTTTACTGATATCGACTGGGCTAAAATTAATTTGACTCATTAAGTTAGTCCTTTGTATTAATGTGGATATATCTAAAAACAGATTTCAATTTAGAAGCATTACGTTAAGTTGAAACTCACATTGAAAGGGAGTTCGATTTTTAGATATTTAATTTTCTTGAATTACGAAGCAATGCGCTTCATAAATGGATAGCCAGTTTCTAACTAATCAAAGACTTTAGCCCTTTAGCTTTAGTGGCCTCTGATACCAAAATATGTAATGCTTCAGGCATAAATATAAAGTTTTCCGATTTTAAACGGCGATTTAATGCATATTCATTAATATAGTATTCGCCGGTTTCAAATTGAGTGGTTAACTGGCCTTTACCTTCTTTTAAAACAAGTTTTAAAACTTTAATGCCTTGCTGACCATCTCTGTCAACAGGCAAACGTAAAGTACGATTGAACTCAATATCAGTTTTGCCATCTTGCTGTATTTCAAAATTAACAGTTACAGTTACAGCAGCATCAACTTCTACTACATTTTCATAAAATGAAACATCAGTACCCGATACTTCAGTGATCACTAAATGTGATGTTTTTGGTTCAATAATTTGTGGTTGTGTCGATATAAAGTCAAGTGCATCTTGCTCATTGGCCCATTCAACATTTGTAGCAGGATTTATTGGGTGTAAAGCACCGCGTAAAAACACACAATTTGTTTTTTTATCAAAATATGGACTGATCATTATTTGTATTCTCCTTTAATGCCATTATTTCTATGAACATATGACAGCCTGGCAAGTTTATAATACCAAACACTATTTCGAAATTGGTTATGGCTAAATAGCCATGCATTCGCATAAGGATTATAATGGGGTAAATCTATATTATGAATTCCATAATATGTACTTGATACCTTACTCATTACTAAATGGTTGCATTCACCCATTACTTTTTCAGTGTCCATACGTATTGCTTTAGCATTTATACGTACCTTATTCCAAGCATTATCTCCTGCTAAAGTATTCGCTGAAAGTTGACCACTATCTAACGCATCTAATACTATTTCAGTAAATATAGGAATTAGTTTTTTTGTTGCCGTTTCCCACAAAAATGACTGACTTCCCCGCCAGCCATTAGGTGTATTAACGCGCTGATCAGTGCCACATTGTGAAGTATAATATTCGCTACCACTATAATTTATACTATTTATGGGGTCATTATTTGAAGATGTCGCTGTTCCTATATATCCCGTTACAGGTGTATGATATTCACCATATTGACGGTTATTATCAGTTTTATTAAAATATGAATTATATTTCAAGGGGGCATGTACAGAACTTCCTCCTTGACTACGTAAAGCTACTAAAAACAAATCACTTTGAGAATTCACCCAAGCTTGAGCTTCTGAAACACTTGTAAAAGTAGCTATCTTTGGGTCTTTCCAACCATCACTATATAGCTCCCATACTTTTAAGTTTTGAACAACCTGTAAGCAATTCTTTGTATTATTATAAAATGCGGTCAACTCATAATGATTCACACGGTTTGAAGTATAAGTAGACCAACGTCCATATTTGTCTTTAAGCTTACTCGTATTGTAATGTCCTACAGCAACACCATAATCAGCATCAAAAAACAATCCTAATCCACGAAAGTTTATTGCTGTTTGCCCTGCAGCAGCGTAGTCAGCACATATCATTTTAAAAGCGACGTTATTAGCGTCAGTCGATAAAGCTAAGGGATACTCCCCACATACTGGGTAATAACCATAACGTTGAGTACTTAAAGTTCGTGCCGTATTTGTTGAACCACCCATATAATTTTTACGAGTAAATGTTGCTTTTTCAAAATTGCTACCTGAAGGAATTTCATACCAATTATGACTATTTAATACCGCTGATGGGCTACCTGTTGTTTGACCTTGAGGGGCGGAATAAATATTTACGGCTCCATCATCACTGAATATCACTGACTGCATTGGACAAGTACTTGTTGCTTCCTCCATTACTTCAGTATCTGGGTCTAAGGAAGTTAATAACTGAGTATTCCCTATTTGGCCATCTTCTTGTCGGCGTATGCTTTTAAGTACATTATTGACCGTTGAGATAATTTTCATCTCAGTAGTTAACTCGGTAGAAGTTTCATCTAGTTTGGTTTTTGCTGAATCGAGAGCTTGTTTTGAGGTATTAATATCTGATGTTGCTTCATTAATGTCTGTACTCATTTGAACTGTTGCATTAGTCATACTAGCTTTGGCAGTATTCAAATGTTGTTCAGCAACGGCAATTAAAGCTTGTTCAAAGTCTTGGTTTTCACCTAATGCTTGTACGGCTTTAGTTAATAATAATGTTTCTTCTGCCGTTAAAGGTGCTGCACCGGTTTGGTTTTCATTGATTTTATTTATTAAGGTTTGCACTGTATTGGTGATAGTGGCCATAAAATCCTCTTGATTTGGTTGACAGTAACTCTTTAAACTTTGAATTAAGTTCTGAATTCATCTTTTAGAAAAGTTCTTATCTAAGCTATTTACTAAGATCTTTCCTAAGGTAAAAGCACAATTCAAGGTTTGATAATTGGTTACTGGGTATTTGGGTTTATCTCTGATCTCAAGAAAACTAATTATCTGCGTATGCCCTATGGCTAAAATAAGAAA